CCCAGGCATCGAACCCGGCTTCGCCGAACTCGGCCTTGACGCCCATGGCCACGGTCACCCAAGTGTCACGGTCATCGGCGGCGATGTATGTCAGCAGCTCATCCAGATCAGCCACCGTCAGCGGAATGCGATCAACCACGGCGCGGCTCCCGATACGACTGGCATTCCACGCAGGTCTGTACACCCGGCAGCGCCTCGCGGCGACCGTCCGGGATGGGCTCGCCGCACTCCTCGCAGTCCAGCGCGCTTTCGCCCTGGTACTGCACGCGATTGGCTATCGCGGCAGCGCGCTCCGCTTCCTCGCGGGCCTGTGCCATCTCGAACTGACGTTCATCCATTGGCCACCTCCGAACCCGCGTCCAGCGACTGCTCGGCGCCGGCAACGATGCCGAGGATCTTGCCGATCACCCGGTTGGCGTGGAACCGCAGCTCCTCGACCTCGTGATGCTCCCAGCGCCCGTCGGCCACGCCCCGGTTCAGGCTGCCGACGAATTCCGCCTCGGCCTGCAGCAGGCGGCCCAGCGAGGCCAGTGCCTCGCCCGTGGCCGGCACCGGCTGCGGCACGAACGCCAGCGCGCCCGCCGGGCGCACCATGGACGCCAGCAGGCGCGGGTCTTGGGTAATGGCGGTGATTTCTTCCACCCACTCCGGGCGGATCGGGCGCAGGTCGCTCGGGCTCAGGGCCTTGGCCAGCGCATCGGGGGAAACCCCCATGGTGAGGGCGACGGTATTGATGCCGCCGACGTGATCGCGGCACGCGCGATAGAGCGCCTGCCGCAGGTTGAGCACCGGCCCGGCGGCCGGCAGCAAGTCGAGTCGACTCATGGCGATAATTCCCCGGTATCGCCGTAGCCACAGGGCGCCTGGATCGCTACCCTACGACTGCGGCTCATGCTGTGTGTCGCAACGGCGAGGGTTTGATCGTGGTGGATTGTCCCTCGCCACCCCGGTACCCGCTTCGGCGGGCACCTGCCCGGCCCTGTTGGAGGGGCCGGGCGAGGGCCGGGCGGTTTTGCGACCGCCCGGCCTTTTTTCTAGGCGGCGCGCTCGGTGACGCGCCGCTCTGCGGCCCTCCGCTCAGTCGTGCGGCGCTCGGCCACCCGGCGATCGGCGCCGATCAGCTCTGCCTCGGTCGGCGGGAATACTTGGTCAAGATTGCAACCCGCGCCAAGCTGGTTGAGGGCCGCGACGATGGACCGGCTGTCTGCCAGGCTCGGCACACGCCGCTCCGTTTCGTAGTTCGACAGGCGCGAGCGTTGCCAGCCCAACGCCTTGGCGAGGTCGCCTTGCTTGATCTGATCACGCTCTCGAATCTCAGCGATACGATTCATGGCTCAACTATCGGAGTGAAATGGACGTCCGCATTCTGGACACGTTACGTGTCCAAGGCAAGCATTTAGTGAGCGAGAAAGGTTGCGTAGCGTGATAATTTCCCGCGCCATGACTCTCGGACAGCGCATCGCCCACTTCAGGAATAAAGCCGGACTGACTCAGGAGCAGCTCGCGGCTGCTTGCGGCTGGGAATCAAAATCCCGCATCGGGAACTACGAAAGAGATACCCGGGAGCCCAGCCTTGAGGATTTGAGGGCGATTGCCAGCGCGCTTGGAATCACGCTCTTTGATCTTGTCTCTGATGACGTCCCGACAACCGGGCCATCAGCGGTTTCCGACCACGCACTGATACCCCAGTACACCGCCAAGGGCTCAGCCGGCAACGGCCACTCCAACGAGCATGTCGAGGTGCGCGGCGGGCTGATGTTCAAGCGCGACTGGCTGCGCCGCATGGGCCTGAAGGACCCGAACCTGCGCGTCATCTATACCACCGGCTCAAGCATGTACCCCACGCTGTGCGATGGCGACGCCGTGCTGCTGGACCTGAGCCAGACCGCACCCGCCGACGGCCGCATCTATGCCCTGCTCACCCCCGAAGGTGAGCTGATCATCAAGCGCCTGGTGCGCACCATTGCCGGCACCTGGCTGATCCGCAGCGACAACGAAGACAAGCGCCTCTACCCCGATCAGGTCGCCTCGGACACCGAGGTCGGCCACCTGCTGATCCTGGGCAGGATCGTCTGGCACGGCGGCGCCGTTTGAAGGGATTCCCCCATGCGAGTGACCCGCAGCATTCACACCCCCATCAGGCCCGCTCTGTCCTGGCATGAAACCTGGGAAGGCCCGGATCGCGGCCTGATCAAGTGCTGGGAAGTCGGCCGGCAGCACGCCATCGACAACCCCGAGCTGGCCGCCAAGTGCCGCGCCGGCGAATTGCCGGTGATTGGCTGGAAAGGCGGTGTGGCGCGCACGCTGCAAAAGCTCACCCGCTACGGCGCCCTGAATTACCTGGCCGAATGGCAGGGGCTGCGCGGCGACGATCTGGACATCGACCGCGACCAGGAGCTGACCCTGGTCTGCGCCCGCACCGGCATGATCGTCACCTTCACCGCCGACCTGACCAAGCTGGCCAACCAGACCAATGGATCAGACGAAAGTGGAGAGGCAGAACATGGACCTGCACCAGGAGTTCCAGAGCAGTCGCTTTTTTCATAACGCGCGCATCGACCGGCGCAGCGCCGAATCCCTGATCGGCATCGCCACCGGCCTGGTGGCCGACGGCACCATCAACCAGCAGGAAGCCGAGTTCCTCAAGGGCTGGATCGAGACCCATCTCGCCCACCTCGGCGACCCGGTGATCAACATCCTCTACCGCCGACTGGGAAACATGCTCAGCGACGGCATCCTGCAGGCTGACGAGGCCAGCGAACTGCTGGACCTGCTCCACCAGCTCACCGGCGGCCCGGCCACGCTGCAGCGCGGCTACACCGCCCCCACCACCCTGCCGCTCGACATTCCGCCGCCGGCACTGGACTGGACCGGCCGCGTCTTCGTGTTTACTGGCGTCATGGCCTTCGGCCGGCGCCAGGACTGCGAACAGCTGGTCATCGAGCGCGGGGCCCAGGTCAGCGGCACCGTCACCCGTAAGACCAGCTTCCTGGTGGTCGGCAGCATCGGCAACGAACAATGGCTCAACAGCACCTACGGGCTGAAGATCAAGAAGGCCGTGGAGCTGCGCGAGAGCGGCCTGCCGCTGGCCATCATCGGCGAGGACCACTGGCAGCACGCCCTGTTCGGCTGACAGCCAGCCGTCACACCCAACCCCGCTTCGGCGGGGCTTTTCATGCCTGTCGCCCAGCAAGTACACAATTCGCTAACTTTCACAGTTGACTGTCTGGACACGTTGCGTGACCATTCGCTCACTCTCTCCAACAGAGTGACCACCACGATGCAACGCCACGACACACAGCACAGCACCGCCCGCTGCCCGGTGTACCTGCACCCGGCAGCGGCCTCTAATCCCCGCACCGTTGATCGCATCCAGCGTGCCACTGGCCAACTGGTGATTATCCAGGGTCAACGTGCCCAGCTCGGCACCACGCCGCCGGACTTCGGACCGTTCGGAGGTGACGCCGCATGAACCCGAACATCGAAGCCATGATCCAGCAGGTGGTCATCGCCTGCCTGCGCGTCACTGCTGCCGGCAAGCACCATGCCTTCTTCGGCTACTCGGCCCATGTCGGAGCGATCAGCGTTCGCGTGCTGCCGGCCTCGACCCTATACGCGGAAGGCCACCCCAGCACACCGGTATTCACCCGGGAGGTGAGGCTAACCCAGCCAACGGCGCAGGCCGATCTGGAGAGCCTGCACAGCAACCTGCGGCTGCTGGACACCAAGGTGGCGGCATGAACCGCACCCTCAGCCAGGCTGCCGCCGTGCTCGGTATTGGCCCGCGCAAGCTGCGCGACCGACTGCGCGAGTTGGGCCTGCTCAACAGCTACGGCGAACTGATCAGCACCGAGCGCGGGCGCGGACGCCTGTTCGTGGACACCCGCGCGCGCTGGAACCCCAGCATCGGCAGCTGGACGCACTACGGCGTGGTGATGGTGACCGAGGCCGGCATCGCCTGGCTGGCCGACCAGTTGGGCATCGACGTTACCCGTATGCCGAGGGACGCCGCATGAGTACCACCTTCCAGCAATTGCTGCGCCGCTACGACCGCCCCTGCCTGCCGCTCGACGCGGTGCGGGCCGAGTACCTGCCGCACATCGAATCCATGGACCA